GCCATTGACGACATGGCCGAAATCATCAACCAGGAGCTGCGCTAATGGCAATCAACGTACCCATCGTTAGCGAGTTCAATAACCGTGGCCTCAAGAAGGCCATGTCCGAGTTCAAGCGGCTCGAAACGACCGGCCAGAAAACTGCGTTCGCCCTCAAGAAAGCGTTCGTACCGGCCACCGCCGCGCTCGGCGGTCTCGCTGTGGCCGGCGCCAAGATGGTGGCCGCTGGTGAGCAGGCCGCAACCGCGAACGCCCGCATCGAGCAGATTGCGACCTCGATGGGGCTGTTCGGCGCTGAAACCGAGAAAGTCACCGGCCGGCTTGTCGACCTGGCTAATGAACAAGCGCGCCTCACCGGCGTCGACCAAAACCTCATCAAAGAGTCCCAGGCGCTACTGCTCACGTTCAAAGACATCGCGTCGAGCGCCGACGAGGTCGGAGGCGCATTCGACCGCGCCACACAACTCACGCTCGACATGGCGTCCGCCGGCTTCGGATCTGTCACCGATAACGCGAAGCAACTCGGCAAAGCACTCAACGACCCGATCGCCGGTTTGACCGCACTTCGCCGTTCCGGCATCCAGTTCACCGAAGCCCAGCAGGACCAGATCCGCACCCTCGTCGAATCCGGTCAGGTGCTCGAGGCGCAGAACATGATTCTTGAGGAGATCGAGAACCAGGTCGGTGGCACCGCTGAAGCGACTGCGAACTCGACCGACAAGATGAAGGTCGCGTTCAGCCAGGCGTCCGAATCGATCGGCATGGCACTCCTGCCCGCCGTTGAAGCGCTTCTGCCGCTAGTGATCGGCCTAGCCGATTGGGCTGGCCAGAACACCGAAATCTTGTTGACGTTGGCCGGCATCATCGGCGGTTTGTCTGCCGCGATTGTCGTCGCCAATTTCGCGATGAAGGCATGGGCCGCAGCTCAAGCCATCGCCACAGCCGCTCAATGGGCATTCAACGCCGCGCTAAGCATGAACCCCATCGGACTGGTCGTCATCGCCGTAGGAGCGCTTGTGGCCGGTCTGGTGATCTTGTACAACAAGGTCGACTGGGTCCGCGACATGCTTAACCAGTTCTTCAAGCCGCTCGAAAAGGTCATGGATGGCATCGGCTGGCTTGCTGAGAAGCTCGGGATCGTGTCCAAAGAAATGGACGACAACTTCACACCAAGTGTTGACGAGGCCCGCAAACAAGCCGGCGACATGTACGCCAGCGTTCGTGATGCCAACACCGGCCTCGACGAGCTCGACACGCTGTCAGCAGACGCCGCCGAATCCCAAGAAGATCTTGCCCAGTCCGTCAACGCTGTCTACGACGAAGTTCTCAAAGTCAATCCGCAGCTCGAGGCCATGTTCCGTCACCTCGATGTGCAAGACGACATGGAACGGCTCCGCGACAGTTTCGACCGATACAACGAAGTCCTGTCAGATTCCGAAGCGGACATCCGCGATGTCGAAGAAGCACAACGCGAAGTCACCCGAGAAATCTTGAACACGTTGGACGCTCATGGCTTACTCAGCCTGGCTTTGTCCGACACGCTTCTGATCAAGATCAACACCGGCCAGCTCGACGCCGCCTACGATAGCGCCCTCCGCGTTCTGGATGCTTTCCAAAAAGTCCAAGCAGTTAGCGCTGGCCGCGCACCAGCATCAACGTATGTTCCAGGCGCCGACGAGCTCCGGTTCCTGAACAACGGCCCGATCGCATCCACCATTGTTAGCCCTGGCGGACCGATCGCAAGTATCACGCGGGACACCGCAACCGGAGCGGTACAGAACGTGACCGTGAATGTGAACACGCCGACACCGACCGAGGAGATCGGCAAAGTTGTGGTTGACAGCATCCGCAAATACAACCGCGCCTCAGGATCCGCCAACATTGGAGTGCTTCGGTTGTGAGCGCCACTATCGTCCAATCCGGCGAATACACGCTTGAGATCGACACCGGCGACCTTGTCCGCAGCTTCACCCTGGACGACCCAGTCAAAGGCGTCCTAGACAACCCGACATTTGTGCTCGACGGCGCCACCGGCTACGCCGACGTCACCAGCGGAGCCACCAACATCGTTGTACGCAGAGGCCGACGCGACACCTCAGACCAGTTCGGCGCCGGCACCATGAGCTTCATACTCGACGACACCGCGGCTGGCGGAGTGTTCAACCCGTTCGCCAACCAAGGCCCGTATTACGACACGACGAACACCGAGCCAGGACTTGCCCCGATGCGGCAAGTGCGGCTCAAGCGTGAAAACGAGCTGCTGTTCGCCGGCCGGATTACCAATTACGACTACGAGTTTGGTTTGGACGGCAATGACAGCGTCAGCGTTCTATGCGCCGACGATTTCTATTTGCTCGCCCAAACCATTCTGGATGACACCAGCGTGTCGAAACAGTACACCGGCGCCCGAATCAACGCCGTGCTCGATCTCGCCGAAGTTGACTATCCGTCTGGCGCGGCCCGCGATATCGCGACCGGCACCGTCGAGGTTGGCGGCGGCGGCGACTACAACTTGCAGCTCGGCAACATCGCCCTCGACTATCTGCGGCTTGTCAACGAAGCCGAACAAGGCCGGCTGTTTATTGACCGTGAAGGCGTGCTGACGTTTCAGGAGCGAATCGGTCAAACGCTTTCAGCGCCTGTGGTGTCGTTCTGTGATTGTGGCACCGATTATCCGTACCGAAACGTCGACATTTCTTTCGGTGCGGACAAAGTTGTCAACTTGGTGTTTGTTCAGACGATCAACAACAAGTTCAAGACCGCATCGGACACGGCCAGCCAGGGCGACTACTTCATTCAGACGAAGTCGATTACTGCAAGCCTGCTCGATACGGACGCCGAAGCTCAAGATCTTGCCGACTATCTGCTGAATGGGTATCCGGAGCCGACGTTCACCGCGGTCGAGGTCGCGTTCGCGCAGCTCACCGACGGCCAACGCGACACGATCTCAACTGTCGACATCGGTGACACGATCTCGATCGAGAAAGAGTTCATCAACGGCCCGACCACGACGCAGCTCGCCCAGGAGCTTGCCGTGGAAGGCATCGAGCATTACATCGACACCACCGCCGGCCATGTGGTCAGGTTTTACACAAGCGCCGTCACGATCGTTTACGAGCTCATCTTGGATGATGCCACCTATGGTGTGCTCGACAGCACCAATGTTCTAGGATAAGGAGCACCTATGGCTAGCCCATTCCCATTTACCTCTGGTCAAGTTCTGACCGCGGCGCAGCTCAACGGCATCAGCGAATGGACGACTTGGGTGCCAACTTTCGCAGCTGGAACCGGCACTCTGACTAGCACAACGATAAACCGTGCGGTGTACGCCCAAATCAATGAAATGGTCATCGTTCAGGTCAGCGTCACGATAACGAACGCTGGAACAGCTGGCGGCGCTTTGTTATTCACTCTTCCTGTTACAGCAACCGACACCAACACCGGTATCGGTTACGGTCGCGAAGACAATCTAACCGGCAACTCGTTAAACGGAAGTTTGGTTAGCACGACCCAAGGTCGAGTTCATACCTACAACAATGGAACGCCATGCGTAACCAACTACGCCAACAAGTTCACGATGATCTACGAGGCATAAGATGAACCTCAACGAGATTGGCCTGATCGCGACTGACGACGTGGAAGTTCTTACCGCCCGTATGCGACACCAGCGAAACCGTTTGCTGGCAGGATCTGACTGGGCTGTGCTTCCCGACGCACCCACCGACAAACAAGCTTGGGAAACATACCGTCAGCAGCTTCGCGACTTTCCCTCGAGCTGGACGCCAGGTCCGACCGCCGACTTCCCTGACCCGCCAGCATGATCGTCACCAGCGACGACGCTAAAACGCTCGGCCTTGCCGTCGTTCTCAGCGCCATCGTCATCGTTTGTCTATGGATTGGATTTGACCGATGAACATCGCCAACCCGTCAAAAGCAATGCTCGCCCTCGTCGCCCTGGTATGCGTCACGATCCTGCTTGCCACAAATAGCGTCGACGAAGCCGCCGGCACCGGCCTGATCGGCATGATCGCCGGTTACGCCGTCGGTAACGGCATTGCAGCTCGACGCGGTGACGAAGTGACCCCGATCATCGGACGGAAATCTTGAGATATCACAGTTGGCAACGGGACACGCCACGCGCCCCGTTCGATACCTGCTCACCAAACCTGATCCAGATCCGCAAGTACCTCGAAGACCGCTGGGGCCTGTGGAATCTTGGCTGTTATGGCCGGCGTCCGATCCGTGGCGGGACCGCCTGGAGCTCGCACGCTTTCGGCGCAGCTCACGATTACTCGTACCGGCGTGACGGGAACCATCCGAACGCACCGACTCGCGAGACCGTCGAAAACGAAGTCATCCCGTGGCTCATCGAGCACCACGAAGTCCTCGGCATCCAACGCATTCACGATTATTGGGCGAAACGGTATTGGGAAGTAGGCCGCGGCTGGATCGGCCGGCCCCCAGGCGCCGTCAACGACCACCTCCACCTCGAGGTCACACCCGACACTTGGAACTACGCCTCACCAATCTCAGAACGCATCGTCGAAGGCCTGCCCGCACAGACCACTCAGCCGGCCTTCGTCGATGGACCTCGCTATCCAGGGCATGTCACAAAGCGCGGCAGTTCCGCCAAATCCCGCGTCAAGTTGATCCAGCGTGAGCTCAAAATGCTCGGCTACAACGTCGGCCCCGTCGACGGCATCTTCGGCCCTATGACCGAGGCCGCCGTGAAGACCTTCCAATCCGACCAGCATCTTGTCGTAGACGGTCTGGTTGGCCCGAACACTTGGAAGGCTTTGTTCAACTAGCACAAGGAGGCAACTGTGCCAGACATGTC